GATTCTGCTTCGGCAACCGCTGAAGCAGACAAACCAACCGAAGGAGAACAAGTGTCAGACACTACCGTTCCAGCTCCTGCCGAAGAAACGGTAGAAGCTGCTAAGGTCGAAGCCGCTGCGCCACGTCCAGCGTTCTTCACCGCTCCTCGCCTTGAGTTCACAAAGGCGAAATATCTCGAGAATAGCGTCCGCGCTAAACTCGGCGATGATGCTGCTCGTCAATACGTTATGGCGGCAGATGACACCACAAGCAACAATGCTGGTCTCATCCCAACCCGTCAATTGACCGAAGTCATTAACCCATTATCAAACGCAGATCGTCCAGCTGTTGATTCAGTATCTCGCGGCGTTCTTCCAGATGCAGGAATGACTTTTGAAATTCCTAAAATCACCGCAGTTCCAACAGTAGGCGAAGAAGCTGAAGCCGCTGCAATCGATGAGACAGGAATGACAAACGAATTCCTTTCCGTAACAGTTAAGAAATATGCTGGCGGACAGACTTTCAGCGTTGAACTTCTTGATCGTTCTTCACCTGCGTTCTTCGATGAACTCGTTCGTCAGATGGAATACGCATACGCAAAGGCAACAGATGTAGCAGTTACAACCGGCCTAATTGCTGGTGGAACTGACGGCGGCAACCGCACTCTCGATGCTGCTGGACTTCTTGATTTCGTTTCCGATGCTGGCGTTTCAATCTACGCTAACACTCTCGGATTTGCTCAAAACATTATCGCATCACCTCAGCAATGGGGCGCGATTCAAAACCTCGCTGATAACGGCCGTCCGATTTATCAGAACCTCATTGGCAATATGAACCAAGGCGGTAACCTCTCTGCTGGATCAGCAGTCGGAAACCTTCTCGGTCTAAACTTCCGCGTTGATCGCAACCTCACAACAGGTTCAGGCGTTGGCGACAACACCATCATCGTTATTAACCCAGATTCCTACACTTGGTATGAATCTTCACGTTTCCGTCTTCAGACAAACGTTGCGCTTAATGGTCAAATCGAAGTGGCTTACTATGGCTACGGCGCGTTGGCTACAAAGGTCGGCGCTGGCGCTTATCGCTGGATGGTCGCGTAGTTAATCCCAATAGTTAGGCCCTGTCCGCTCCCGAGCAGGGCTTAACCCCTTAAATCGAAAGGAAGGCGAGATGCCAACGATAGTTACGGCCACAGAGCTAAGAACCATTCTTGGCGTCTCGTCATCCCTTTATTCAGACGCTTACTTGAACGACATTGTGGATACAAGTGAAAATCTTGTTTTGCCAATGCTTGTTACATTTCAAAGCAAAATAGATAAAGTCAGTTTAGAAAATAATGTGGCATATTTTCATACCGCAACAATCCAAGAATTTACCGAAGGTCAGTCAGTTGTTGTTACTGGTGTCGGAGCGCCTTTTAATGGCACTCATACAGTCACCGATGATTTAATTGGCCCTTATGTATTTACCGCAGCCATCACAAATGCAGACATACTGGAAAAGAATATTATCCCAGCCGGAAACGCTGCGCTCTCTGGATTATCGACCTACGTCGGCAATCCCAACGTTGAGTCTGCAGTTTTGGCTATCTCTGTCGAAATCTTCCAAGCCCGAACCGCAGCTGGTGGATCAATCGAAGGAATCGACTTCGCAGTAACTCCTTATAGACTTTCAAAAAATCTTTTGGCAAAAGTAACTGGTTTACTTGGACCATACCTTGACGTTGAGACAATGGTGGGATAATGCCCGCTTCAACAATTCAAGATAATGTTCGAAATCCCATTAAAACGGCAATCGCATCAGTCTCAGCTAATGTTTATGATTTCGTACCAGAGACTCCCATTCCACCATTTGCCGCATTGGTTCCTATTGATCCATATTTCGAAATTGAACTTATTGGTAGAAATACAACTCGTACACGCCTTAACTATGTCATCAGCGTCGGTGTTGCTTACCTTTCCAATCCAGCCTCATTAGACAATTTGGAAAAATTAATTATTAGTATTCTGGCGGCTCTGCCGTCGGGTTATGAGTTATCGACGGTTTCAGCACCGTCAGTAACTCAAGTCGGAACGAGTAATTTTCTTGTTTCCGATATTCGCTTGAGCGTCCGCTACGAGCAAACTTCCTAAGGAGAACAAATGGCAACGACAGTAATTACTGGCCGCGATGTCACTTTCACGTTGGACTCATCGTCCTACGATGCTCAAGCGACTTCAGCGACCCTCTCAGCCGAAACCATCATCGAGACTTACCAGACTCTTGATGGTCGCGCTTATAAGTCTGTTGATAAACAATGGACTTTTACTATTGAATTATTGCAAGATTGGGGAGCCGTCGGCTCGCTTTTTGAGGCAATGTGGAGCGATGCAGAATCTAATCCTAATACAACTTTGGCAGTATCTTTCACCGCTGCCAGCGGTGCAGTTTTTGCCTTTAACGTATTGCCAGTATTTCCAAGCGCCGGCGGAGCAGCTCCGGGAGCCTTGACAGATACTTGGACTATGACAGTTGTTGGAACACCAACAGAAACTTTTAGCTAAGAGATCGGAGCATCGGGAGCTATGAAGTCACAAATTACAATTACATATAACTCCGGCGATCAAGCGACTTATGTGGCCCAACCGCCGGAGTACGCCAAGTGGGAAAAAGCAACCGGCAAAAACTTGAGCGAACTTAGTGGAATGTGGGACATTTTGTTTCTTGCATATAACGCTATGAAACGCGAAGCTGCTGGAAAACCTGTAAAAGCTTTTGAGATTTGGATGGACACTATTGCCGACGTCGATGTGGAGAATTCAAACCCAAAAGTTTTGGAAGCGGAAGCCTAAACTACTTAATGGTATTACTGGCGATTGAAACCGGAATACCAACGCAGTTTTGGACTGACGCGGACGAGATTTATACAGCTTTAGATATATTAAAGGAGCGCAAAAGTGGCTGAGGAAACGTTAGCCTTTGACAAGACTGAGTTGCGCCAGCTTTATAAAGCTTTCAAAGTGTTAGGCGATGAAGCAAAGGATGAAGCGCGTCAGCAAAGCAATGCTCTAGCTTCTTTTTTACAAACTGAGATAAGACAAGCTGGTTATCAGCGAACTAAAGGTGCTCAAGTAATTCGCCGTATTGTTGATGGTTCGAGGGTTAAAAAATCTAGTACTACCGGTGAAATCACTTATGGTTTTGCCAGCCAAAGATTTTCTGGCGGCGCAAATACCAAAGATTTGTGGACGGGATATGAATTTGGTTCAAGCCGGTATAAGCAATTTCCTAGTTACTCTGGACGTCTTGGTAGAGGTTCTCGCGGTTGGTTTATTTATCCAACATTGCGTAAAAATCAAAATAACATTGTTGGTCAATGGACTGCCGCATTTAACAGAATACTAGATAAATGGGGAATCAATGGCATCTGATTCACGCGCCTTAACACTTAAACTATTAGCCGACGTTGCTGATTTCCAGCGCAAAATCGATCAATCAGAAAAAACAACGGATGGCTTTTCTGGCAAAGTTCAAGAATTTGGGAAGAAGGCTGGATTGGCATTTGCCGCTGCTGGTGCAGCTGCAGCCGCGTATGCTGGAAAATTATTAGTCGATGGTGTTAAGTCAGCAATGGCTGACGAACAAGCTCAAACAAGATTAGCCGCTGCACTCAAACAGGCTACTAATGCTACCGATGAACAAATTGCTTCTACCGAAGAATATATAACAAAAACTTCGATTGCTGTAGGCGTAACTGATGATGAACTTCGTCCGTCACTACAGAGACTATCAATCGCAACGGGAGACTTAACAAAGGCACAAGAATTACAAAAAATTGCCTTAGACGTTGCTGCTGGTTCTGGCAAATCATTGGAATCAGTTACTAATGCGTTAGCGCGAGCATATGAAGGCAACAATTCATCATTAAGCCGTTTGGGTATCGGTTTAAGCGCCGCCGAATTGAAAGCAATGAGTTTTGATCAAGTTACGGCTACTCTTGCTAACACATTCCAAAATCAAGCTTCAATCCAAGCCGATACATTTCAAGGCAAATTGACTAGATTACAAATTGGATTTGACGAAGCCAAAGAAGCTGTTGGGGCTAGATTACTGCCTATACTGACTCAATTATTAACCATATTTACAGATAAAATAATTCCAGCAGCCCAATCCTTGCTCGACAAATTTAAACCTTTGACAACAGCAATACAAAACAACCGCGAAGAATTCGAGGATCTTTGGGCCTTCTTGGATAAGTATATTGTTCCAATTCTGACAGGTGCTTTGAAAACTGCTTTTGTTGGAACCGTAACCGCTCTAACAACGGTAATAAACGCCGTTGGTCGGACAATTGACTTTTTCCAAAATCTATTTGAAACCTATAGAAAATTAATAGAATTTCTTAAAAATAATCCACTTTCAAGATTTTTAAGTGATGTGAATCCTTTTAATCGCACTAATTTCCTAACTACAAGTTATGATGATTATACGGATGACTCTGGAAGTGGCGCTAATTTTTCAAATCCATTTTTCCCTACGGTTCCTTTTATACCTACTCAAAAATATTTAGACGCCGTTCAAAGAACTGAAGAATTAAAAGCAGAAACTGAAGCTATTAGACAAAGAATTCAAGATCGAAAAGCAGGAATTACCCCTTTTTCAGATAGCTCACCTCAAGGCATTGTAATAAATGTAAATGCAGCTTCTGTAATTGATAGCGAAGGATTTACCAGAGCAGTAATTGATGCCTTAAATGAAAGTCAAGCAAGAACTGGCTCCTTAGATACTCTTGGCATATGACTCTGTGGAATCCTGTTTATCGCGTTAAAGTTGATGGAGCAACAGCAACCAGCGCAACACTTAGCGGCTTAACTATTACCTCTGGTCGAACAGATATTTATTCTCAACCCATTGCTGGATATTGTAATTTGACTCTTATTGAAACAGCTCAGGCGACAATTCCTTATGATATTAATGATGCGGTTACTATTGAAGTTCAAGATTCAAATGGCAATTATGTTAATTTGTTTGGTGGCTTTATTACTGATCTTGGCATTACAGTTCAAACGTCTGGCTCCACTGCCATTAGCCAACAAATTAAGATAACCGCTGTTGGAGCCTTGGCTCGATTAGCAAGAGCAATTTATACGGGCAATTTTGCTCACCAATTTGATGGAGATCGCATCGAACAATTAATTAGCACAGTTTTATTTGATCAATGGAATGAATTACCGGCAGCCGAAACTTGGGTAGGATATGATTCAGTTACTCAGTGGCAAGATGCTGAAAACAGCGGATTGGGTGAGATAGATACCCCTGGAGATTACGAGCTTCATTCTGAAAATGATTTAAACGATACGGTTTATAATTTAGCTTCTCGATTTGCCAATAGTGGCCTTGGCTACCTGTATGAGGATTCTCAAGGCCGCATTGGATATGCTGACTCAACTCATAGAAATCAATACTTAACAACTAATGGATACATTGACTTGGATGCTGCTCAGTCAATCGGGCCCGGATTATCTATTATTAAACGCGCTGGCGATGTCCGCAACTCAATAACTATTTCTTATGGTTCATCAAGTAATCAAAGTGTTACTGACGAGAATGCCGATTCAATAAACCTTTATGGTCAGTTGGCAAGCACAATTAACACGACACTCCGCAATCAAGGGGATGCTGAAAATCAAGCAGAGTTTTATCTTGACATCAGGGCTTATCCTCAATTTGCTTTAAAACAAATAACTTTTCCAGTAGGCAGTCCAGAAATGGACAATTCTGACCGCAATTCTTTGCTAAATATATTTATGGGTATGCCCATTAACCTAATTAATCTGCCAACCAATATGGTAGAAGGCCAATTTCAGGGATTTGTGGAAGGTTGGACTTGGACAGCAAGCCTGAATAGACTTGATTTGACGATGAATGTATCACCTCTTGCTTTTAGCCTACAGGCTTTCAGATGGAGTTCCATACCAGCGACTGAGAGTTGGAATACAATTAACCCAACTTTGGACTGGCTTAACGCTACAATAATTGCCTAAGGAGAAAAAATGCCAACGACAACAAATTACGGTTGGACCACTCCAGCCGATACAGATCTCGTAAAGGATGGCGCATCTGCCATACGAACATTGGGTAGCGGAGCTGATACGACAGTTAAAGCTTTAAACCCCGGGACGACTGCTGGTGATATTGATTATTACACTAGCAGCACAGCTAAAGCCCGAGTTGCCATTGGCTCCTATGGTCAATTACTTCGCGTTAATTCTTCAGCAACTGCTCCTGAGTGGGCTCTTGGCGTTAATTTACAATTAAACGCTCAAACTGCCACTTATACGGTTGTCTTGGGTGATGCCTTCAAATTGGTTACAATGTCTGTTGCTGGTGCCAATGATTTTCAAATTCCAACTAATGCCAATGTTGCTTTCCCAGTTGGCACAGTAATTAATGTTATACAAATCGGGGCAGGTCAAACAACTATCAAGGCTGTTACCTCAGGCACTACTACAATTTCATCAACTGGATCAACTGCCACAGCTCCTAAATTAAGAGCTCAGTATTCGGCTGCATCTTGCATTAAAGTTGCGACAGATGCTTGGTATGTAGTGGGAGATATAGCGTAATGAGTTTAATCGGGATTATTGCTTCACAAAATTACCCTCGCAACTTTGAAGTTAGTTATCTTGTCATAGCGGGCGGTGGCGGTGGTGGTGGAGCAGACGGCGCTGGCGGTGGTGGCGCTGGTGGTTATCGAAATTCTGTAACTGGAGAAACTACTGGTGGCGGTGGTTCCGCTGAGTCATCCTTAACTTTAACGCCCAATACAAATTACACAGTAACCATCGGCGCTGGTGGTGCAGGTGGAACATACAGTTCATCTACTAATGGCGGTGATTCTGTATTTTCAACTATAACTTCAACTGGTGGCGGTGGTGGAGTAACACAAGCTACGGGTAAAGATGGTGGTTCAGGTGGTGGAACAAGTTCGCGGTTTAATGTAACGCAAACTGGTGGTAACGCAACTTCTCCAACGCAAGGTTATAAAGGTGGAGATGCTTCAACTCCTTCTGGTGGTTACGCTGGATCTGGTGGCGGTGGCGCTGGTGCTGCTGGTGCAAATGCTTCTACAGGTGAATCAACTAATGGCGGTAATGGTTTATCTTCATCGATTACAGGTAGTGCAATTACTCGCGGTGGCGGTGGTGGTGGAGTAGGTCCAAACTCTCAAGGTGGAACTGGTGGAACTGGTGGCGGTGGTAACGCTTCTAATGGAAATGTTGATGATTCTACCGCAGGTACCGCTAATACAGGTGGTGGTGGTGGTGGTAATCGCGCTTATACTGGCAGCAATGGTGGAAGCGGTGTAGTTATTTTGCGTTATCCAGACACAAAAACAATAACTATTGGCGCTGGTTTAACAGGCACAGAAAGTGCAGCCAGTGGCGGTTATAAAAGAGCTACTATTACTGCTGGCACAGGCAATGTGAGTTGGGCATAATGGCGCATTACGCATTTTTAGAAAACAATATAGTAACCGAAGTTATCGTAGGAATTGATGAAAACGAATTGATAGAAGGTCTACATCCTGAAACTTGGTATGGCAATTTCAGAGGTCAAGTTTGCAAGCGCACTTCATACAATAACAATATCCGCAAGCAATATGCAGGAGTTGGTTATACTTATGATCCTGTCGCAGATATTTTTATTGCGCCAAAACCTTATCCATCTTGGTCGCTCGATGAAAACTTTGATTGGCAAGCTCCAACGCCTAAACCTCAAGGAGATAAATGGTATTGGGATGAAAAAAGTTTAAAGTGGATTGAAATTAATGGCTAAATTATGCAAAGCTGGTCAGCAACTTCGGGAGCAAATCGATGATGATTATCCTGATCGCGATAGGCGCAGCGATGGCGTTGCGGCTGATGCTCGCCATTACGCAACAAATCCTTTTTCGGATCATATCCCGAGAAATGGAATCGTTAGAGCTTTAGATATAGACGCCAACCTCAACGCGCATCCTGAAGAAACTTATGCATTGGTCGAGAAAATTCGTAAATGTGCCAAGCGCGGTGATAAACGCATCAAATATATTATTTATGACGGAAAGATTATGAGTCCAATATTGGGCTGGAAGCGCCGCAAATACAAAGGCGCTAATCCTCACCGCTCGCATTTTCATATTAGCTTTACAACTTTGGGAGACAATGACGGCAAATGGTTCGACCTCGAAGGAGACAGAAATGAGCGACTTAAAGAAGATGGCGGAAAGTTGGGCCAAGACCTTCATCGCAACAGCCCTAGCGACTTATCTAGCAGTCGGGTGGGATGTCGATGCAATTGCAAATGCAGCTCTAGTATCAGTCTTGCCTAGCATTATTAACTGGCTTAACCCTAACTACGAACGCTACGGCCGCGTTAAGTAAATGGATGCCAATACCATCGCTGGCTTTGTCGCGTCCGTTCTCGGATCAATCGCCTTACTAATCGCTGGGCTTCGTTACATAATCAAATTGGAAAATATACCTATTGTGTCGCGCCTTGATAAAATGGAGTCTCAGTTAGAATTAGCCCTATCGAAGAAGGTGGGGGCTAATGGCAACAAGAAAGCGCGTTAAGAAGCCGGTCAAGAAAACCGCTAAATCTCGCCGAACAGTTAAAGAGCTGCCTACTAAATTGGATTTCTGGGCGATTGCTTGCAAAGAGATTTACGAAACCTGCCGTAAAAATGGGATGGATGAAGGCTTGGCTCTTGCCTTTGCTATGGATCGAAGCTCTTGGCCTGACTGGGTAATCGACCCACAAGATCCGATTCGTAAAATCGGGTGGGAAGATGGCGAGGAAGACGTCTAATTTACCTACGCGAGGTTGAACTGTTTAAGGCGCTTAAAGCCGTTTATCCGGACTTAACGCCACTATCGGCAACCGACCGAGCTGACGGCATTACCCGCGATGCGTATATCGAGATGAAGTGCCGCCGCACTCATTACCCCACACTTTTGATTGAGAAGAAGAAGTGGGATTACTTGGCCGATATAAGGGCTAGAACGGGCGCTAGGACGCTTTATATCAACTCCACCCCACAAGGGGTCTATCAGTTCGATTTAGGGGCTATAAACGAACCTGAGTGGCAATTAAAGGCCCTTCCAGATAAGACCGACTTCGTCAATAGTGGCAAGGTTGAAAAGCTTTGTGGCTTCCTCGATGTTCAACACTCCGAGCTCTTACTTGTCTAAATAGATTTAATTAAATACATTTATCCCGTAAATCCATTTAAGGGTTACAGAACGGGAGAGTAAGTGATAAATAATCCAGCAGTAATTCGATTTGATTCTACTTCTGGCGCTTGGTCTGATGGTAAGAATTACGTTAAAGGCCAAATCATTCGCAGATATGCAATTGAATCGCTAGGTAGAAAATCAGTTAGAGGGCGGTTAAGCCGCGATGAAATCTCAGCCTATTGGCTAGACCGATTCGGGGTGAACGCTGATGTCCAATAACTTTACAGCTGAACAAATCGTAATGATTTGCATTGGTTTATTTGTAGGCGCTTTATGGATTTCTGCTGCTATCGAATCGGCTAAAGCCAAAGCCTTTAATGAAGGATACAAAAGAGGACGGAGCACTATAAATGTCAGAGAGATCGTTAAGTGACTGGCTCTCGGACGCTGGTAACACCCTCGAAGACAGGGGGCTCGAATATGGTGATCCGAGATTCAATCTTCTACGCATTTACAAAATCGCGAGGCTGCTCGGTGTTCAGCTCAGAGACCCAGCTGACGTGGCGCTCATCTTTATCGCGACAAAACTCAGCAGAATGGTGGAAAGTCCAGAGCGCGAAGATTCGTATCTCGATCTCATTGGATACTCCACTATCTTGGGTTTCTGCCGATTTTCTACACCAGAAGATTGGGATGACGTTGAGTTTGACTCGCAATCATAATCAGCACCAATGGTGCGATATTTGTAAAAGTCGCTACGGACAGATGAAAGATGGCACTTGGCACTTAAAAGCGCAAACGCCAGCTGTATGGAAAGTGCAAAGTGAAACCCCTATCCGAAAGGCTCAAGTGCGGTTCTATTGCCAACCTTGCGCCGATGAGGTGCAAAACTGGCCAGATGGAATGTTCTGGACTTTGAAAGAACAACTAGAGATGGCGATCGATGAGTTCGCCGGACGGGAAAAATTGAATGTCGAATTACCTTGATGATTATGTATCGGTGCAGGATCGATTGAAAGAGTTTATAAATGAATATCCAGATTATCGCATTAAAACTCACGTCCTTGAGGAATCGCTTACGCCTAACTGTGATGTCTATATTGTTAAGTGCGAGCTTTATCGGACTGAAGCGGATGCTGCGGCTTGGACAACCGGACTTAGTTCGGAATCAAAATCAAAACAATATGCTTTGGAACTTGCGGAAACTGGCTCTCTTGGACGAGCTCTTAATCTCGCTGGATATTTTGCAAAGCCAAGCCCTAGCCCAAAGAAACCAATTCAGACGACCAAGCCTGAACTCGCCGAATTTATCAAAGAGACAAGACCAAACGACCCTGAACCGATTGTCTGGGATGTTACGGCTATCGCAGAAGAACTCGGTGCGGAAGTAGTTGATGAATTGCCATTATGCAACGATGGCTGTGGCCCGATGGTGCTTAAACAAGGCAACAAAGAAGGCAAAGAATATCGCGGTTATGTATGCCCAAGACCGAAATCCGGGCATCCAGCTAAATGGATGAGAATTGGATCAGATGGCAAATGGGTGTTTCAAAAGTGAAAGAAGCACACCCTTTCAAGTGTGGGCCTTGCAAAAAGGTGACAGTCCACAGCTTCATCACTAAATACGATAGCGAGATAACCGAAGGCGATGAAGTTTGGTTAATGGAATGTCAGAATTGCTTCGAGCAGCGCCTATTTGATCCAGTAGATCGAGTGATTAATCGAGAGGATGAGATAGGCCGCTGCAACCAATGTGGCAATTACAAGATGAAGAACGCTAAGTGCCGAATCTGCCGGATAGCTGATGGGCAAGAGCGTATTAAAGAACGCTATTGGAACGGCAACGCCACACTTGAGAGGTTTATAGATGCCGATATATGAGTTCAAGTGCGATAAATGTGAAGCCATTACGGATGTCGCACTTGGCTTTGATTCCCCAAAAGAAGTAATCTGTCAGAATTGTGGAGTGAGGATGTGGCGAGTATGGACGCCAACACCGACCCACTTCAAAGGAGACGGATGGGCGAGCAAGGAGAAATAAGGCGAAGAATCCACTCAATCAAATATATCCGGCAGATGCTTGAATGGGGCTTCGATAAGGAGTTTATAGCCCGAGATATGGGCATATCCTTAAGTTCATTAGAAACCAGATTGAGACGAGCGAAAATAAGGGAGCAGAATGACAATCAAAGACCTGAGTCTGAAGCTAGCGGCAATTAGCCTCCTGGCTGACCAAGCAAAGCGCCTCAAGGACGAGTTACGAGCCGAACTCAAAACCGAGATGGACAGTTTAGGAGCTGATCGAGTAAAGGCTGAATTAGGCGATGAGGTAATCGCATACATAACAACAACTAAGCCGAAATTTAAGTGGGTTATTAAATCGGATAGAAAGTTCGTTGAATGGGTGAAAGCCAATTGCCCTAGTGAAATAGTTGAACAGGTAAGAGAGTCGTCGGTCGATACGATATTGGATAAATTCAATTATGTTGATGAGTTAGTGATTGATCCGAATGGTGAGCCAGTTGATTGGTTAGAAGGTAGCGAATCAGAGCCTTATCTAACGACTAAATTTCACGGCGAAGGTAGAGAAAAGCTGCGTAATGCCATTATCGGATGGGATGCGGCTAATGAGATAAATCTGCATAAAGTATTGGAGTTAGAAGGCTAGTAAGCCTTTGACCTGCGGTTATGTTACGTTACTTGACAAGCGCAGTATACTCTCGCCGAAGCGCGGGCGCAGAGCTGGCCCTTAAGCGGAGATCGAGGGGGGCCTTTTGTCTTCGCCTGATGGCTACGACGTTAATAACAGCTCTGATAACAATAATAAATCAAACGCCATCAAAAGCATCTAACAATATGAATCTAAAACTATATGCATATAACCTTCTTAGCTGGGATGAATTTCAATGTTTTAATTGGCTCATACATTACGAGTCTCGATGGAATCCAAAGGCTAAGAATGGTTCTCACTATGGGCTGGGCCAAATGCGATCCACCTGGTATCGAGACCTATCACCTCAAGGTCAGATAAAAGCATCTATCAAATACATACGTCACAGATACGATGACAGTTGCAAAGCATTACAACACTTTGAAACGAAGGGCTGGCATTGACTCACAAGAGATATAACTCAGCCTATTATCAAAGAGTTCGTAAGTTGGTATTGGAACGCGATTACTTCACTTGCCATTACTGCGGACAAGAAGCCAACACAGTCGATCACCTAATACCCATTAGCAAAGGTGGAACTGATGAAGCTACCAATATGGTCGCAGCTTGTATTAAATGCAATAGTGGTAAGCGCGATCGTATGACCCCTACTTTTTTTGAGCGCACACGCACACCCACGACCCCCATTGGGAAGATTTTCCCTGAAAATGGAACGGCCGTTCATTATCTGGCCGACTCTGGAGAATAATGGCAGCATCGACGGAGATCGCTAGGGTTCGGGACGAATCGGCTTACCGTGGTGTGCCAAACCCACGAATTCACACAAAACTTAGCGATTTACCCTCTCACGGCGAACAAATGATTAAGTTTTGTGAGGAAATTGGCTTCACTTTGCTACCTTGGCAGCAATGGTTAGCCCATCATTCGCTTAAATACAAGCCAGACGGCCGATGGGCTCATCCAATAGTCTGCCTGTTGGTTGGACGCCAAAACGGAAAATCTACCTTTATGGCTTTGAATATTTTATTTAGAATTTACGTCCTCAAAGAAAAGTTACAAGTTCATACAGCACATAAGCTCACAACCTCGGCCGAACTGTTCTATAAGATTTACGCGATTATCGAGCAAACTCCTCGATTGGCTGCGGAGTTTACTAAGAAACTGGAAAGTAAAGGATTTCAAGAATTACAATTTACTGAAGGTCGTCGATACATAGTTAGAGCTAATAACTCAGCGGGTCGAGGAATAGCTGCGCCCGAATGTATACACCTTGATGAGGTCAGAGACTACAAAGATGAGGATGTTTGGTCTGCCCTGCGTTATACCCAAATGGCTAGTTCTAATCCTCAAACTTTCATTTATACGTCGGCTGGAGATCAGCACTCAATCGTTCTAAACAAATTACGCGAGCGAGCATACGGCGCAATACACGGCAACTCTGACGATATTGGCTGGTTCGAATATTCAGCTCCAAATGATTTAAAATTTGATAATTCAGCTAATTTTTGGCTTGGCGTTTCACAAGCCAACCCTTCTCTTGGCTACACAATTCATCCAGATAACATTCGAGCAGTTTTGAATGATCCTGAGTCAATTGTGCGCACAGAGGTTTTAACTCAATGGGTCGATACAATCAACCCTGTTATCAGTCCGTCACAATGGGAGAGCTGCAAAGTTGAGGGGCTTAGGCTCAATCCCGAGTCTGATACTTGGTTGGCTATCGATCTCAGTCCTGATAGAAAACAAGCGGCGTTAGTAGCGAGCCAAAAGTTAGAAGGCGACAAATTCCAAGTCATCCTCTTGCAGACTTGGCACAACCCGTCTAACCTCGATGATAAATCTTTGGCTAACGATCTAGCTGAATGGGTGCGAAAGTATCCAGTCCAATTAGTCGCCTACTCAGCCCGAACTGCTTCGGCCGTTGCTGCGCGATTAGCACCGGCAGGAATCAGAACTGAGCCAATAGATGGCCTTGATTATGCGCAAAGCTGCGATGAGTTACTGGGAGCAATCTCATCTCAGCGATTAGCTCATTCTGGACAAGATGAGCTGACGAAACATTGCCTATCTGCCGTCAAGTTGCCTTTCGGTGACGGCGGATGGGTAATGGGTCGCAAAGTAAGTAATGCGGTTATCTGCGGAGCAATTGCTGCGGCAATGGCGACTCATTACGCCACTAAAGCAAATGATGGTGTTGATATTGTAATTGTGTAGCACACACCCCTTACAATTTAGGCTTAATGGGTGCTATTAGAGATTTCTTCTTTCCACAAGTTACGGCTCAAACACCGCAGAAAACTAGCGATGTAACCGCCGCACTAACTCCCGTTCAGATTAGCGATTCCGTTTATAACATTCTCGGCGGAGCAACAAATACGACTCGCCAGTTAGCGATGTCAGTCCCTTCAATCGCTCGCGCTAGAAACATAATTTGCGGAACGACGGGAAGTCTTCCCCTCGAGCAATACAACAAACTTACTGGCGAACACGTTGATCCACTTCGCGTCATTAATCAACCTGATCCAAGAGTTCCGGGTTCACTTATCTACACCTGGCTCGCTGAAGATATTTGGTTTTATGGTGTTGGTTACGGACAAGTTTTAGAAATGTATTCGGCAACCGATGGCGGCAAAGTTCGCGCTTGGACACGCGTTAGCCCAGATCGCGTCACAGTTGATACCAATTTCAGAAATACAATGATTGAGTCGTACAAAGTTGACGGAATGGACGTTCCACTTCAAGGAATCGGTTCAATTATTCGCTTCGATGGTTACGATGAAGGATTCTTGCACCGCGCTGGCAAAACAGTTTCAGCAGCCGTATATTTAGAAAACGCAGCGGTTAATTATGCAAAAGAACCTAATCCTTCAATGGTTCTCAAATCAAATGGAACTAATTTAACCGCTGAAAGAGTGTCGGCCTTGCTTTCAGCTTGGCGCACCGCCCGTCAATCTCGCTCGACTGCCTTCCTCAATGCAGACGTTGACCTAAAAGAATTTGGTTATGATCCTAAATCGTTACAACTTGCCGAAGCGCGTCAATACGTTGCTTTAGAATTGGCTAGAGCTGCTGGAATACCAGCTTACTTCTTGAGCGCCGAAACTACCTCAATGACTTACTCAAACTCGATTAGCGAACGGCGCTCATTAGTTGATTTCTCACTCCGGCCATTACTTACGGCAATTGAGAAGCGACTTTCAATGCCAGACTTCGTTCCGGCAACGACTGAAGTTCGCTTCGATCTCGATGACTTCCTGCGCGGCAATCCTTTGGAAAGAGCGCAGGTTTATGAAATCCTTAACCGCATTGGCGCGATGAGCGTTGAGCAGATTCAAGAGGAAGAAGATCTAATCCGATGAAAATCAAAATGCCAATGGTCGTTACAGCGGCCGACACAATCAAGCGCACAATTAGCGGCACTATTGTTACTTGGAACGAGCAAGGTAACACTTCAGTCGGGCCAACAGTATTCGCAGCTGATTCTATTGAAATGAAGCCGGTTAAATTGCTACTCGAACACGACCGCACTCGTCCGATTGGTAAAATGGTTGCTCACGAAGTAACCCCTACTGGAATCGTTGCAACTTTTAAAATTGCTAACACAATGGCTGGAGAAGATGCTTTAATTGAAGCAACCGAAGGTCTGCGCGACGGATTTAGCGTCGGCGCACAAATTAATGAGTGGGTCAACAACAAAGGCGTTATGAATATTACTTCCGCAACGCTCGATGAGGTATCTCTCGTTACTGATCCAGCTATTGACTCAGCTCGCGTTAGCGAAGTCGCTGCTTCTAAGAATGAAGCACCTAAAGAAGATTCTGCTCCGGCAACCGCTGAAGCAGACAAACCAACCGAAGGAGAACAAGTGTCAGACACTACCGTTCCAGCTCCTGCC